CCGTCCGATACTGCCGCCCCATTAGCGCGCCGATGGCACATAGGCTGGCCCCAAGCGACAGCAGTGGCTGCGGACGCCGGGCGGTGTTCAGCATGTAGTCCGTCAGATCCCCCACGAGACCGTCTGGTATCACCAGCGTGAACGGTGGGCTTGTCGGCGTGTCACCACCCTTATCGGATTGAACGCCCAATCTCGATAACAGCCCGGCCGCTGGATGTGCCACCTCAGGATCAACGCTACCATCCAGGCGCAGCTCGGGATCGGGTTGCCAGCCCTGCCCCATAGCGAGGTGGTAGATCGTGCCTGCGCCAATGCGGTCGGGCTTAAAGCTAATCCATGCCTTGACCGTGGCCTGGGGGTCATCCTTTGCTGCTTGTGCCGACCAGTCAGCGAAGAGATCACCGCCAGCGTCACCAAGCGCGCCTTTGAGCGCCATACCAACGCGCATCCAGCTGTCATAATCCAGCTCGGCATTGGGCAGCCATGCGAGAGCAGCTTCAATGGCGGGCAAAGTTCCAATCTGACTGTGGCTGCGCAAATGCTCGGCTGTTGAGGACACAGTTGTCAGGCCACGCTGACGCAGGCCGTCAGGCAGCAGCGCGTAGGCCTCATCGAGAAAGGCGCGCGCCATCTCTGCAGTGATTTCAGGCAGCTCTGTGATATCGAGATCAGCCAGCCCTTCCTCGGGCCAGACATAGGGTGCGCCAGTGTCGGGATGGGTTGCATACGCCAGGAACTGCTGGCCGAGGCACAGTACTTCCAATGGGTGGCGCTTGATTCCCCGGAACGGTGCCGTCGTGCGATAGATCAGCATGCGCTTCGGTGCCTTTCCGATCCGCAGGGCGGGCGTATCGCCCAGCCGGTCCCGCGCCAGTTGCTCGATCTGGAGTGCCAGTTCCGCGTCCTCAACGATGTCAATATCGATCGCAGCAAGCGCACCACCAACGATCCCGATGCCGCAATCGGGCCAAGCTGACCATGTCGCTATCTCGACCTCGGTTGTCGGGCGCTCTGAATGCCGGTTCCATTCCGGGTAATCGGCCCACGCACCGCGCTTGAATTGGCCGGGTTTTTTGGTGCCCGGGCCGATTGGCAAAATGGCATAGCCATTGGTGACAAGACGCGCGCCAAATCGCGCCATGTAGGATGTATCAGCCATCAGAAAGGCACCTCGGGGATCATGGCCTCGAGCCGCGTGCGGTCCTTGCCCGCAAGCTCGCGCAGGTGGTCGCAATATCCGGTGACGACCGCATCAAGAAAGCAGTCCCATTCGGTCTCGGTCAGCGTGGCGAGATCAGATTTGCCAATGTTCTCGAGGTATTCGCCGCCCTGCTGGCCGCCGACGGTCATTGCCTCGCTCTCGTTCGGGGTGGGATCGATCATACCCTTCCTCCCGTGACAGATGTCCTGGCAGGTGCGGGAACAGAGGTGCTTGCGGCTTGCGTCGCGACGCGGGTCGGTTCGGCAATAGTCCGGGTTGAACCAGCCAAAGCCGAGAGGTTCCCGGTGGCAGACGGCGCAGAGGCCGGGGTGGGTGTGGGGCATGGATCGAACCTGTAACCGGAGATTTCAAAATAGCGGCCCGAGGGACGGACCGAAATCGCACTGGGGCGCTTGAGTTCGCCAGCCTGAAGGATGGCCTCATCGACGCTGAGTGGGATTGGTACATCGGGCGCACGCTTGCGCCACCAGTCTGCCGCCTTCTGGCGCGCATAGCCCTGATGCTCGATACAGACCCATTCGCTGTAAGATTTGAGCCCGCAGCTATAGGTGACCTTGAGCGAGGGCCGCCCACCCAGCTTGTCGTGCCGACTGTAGGAGACACCATGGACCGGCAGCCATTGCGGCGCTTTTGGCGAAAGAACTGGCAGGGCAGCCGCCGTCGGCGCGATCTTCACCTCACGGGCTGGGAATTCGTACCCGCAGTCGGGACATTCGATGGCCGAAAGTGCAATGATGCTGTAGCACGTCGGGCAGACCTTGGTGGGTGCCTCACCGCCGCCCCCTTCACCGGAGCGTTTGGGCCGGACCAGATCAATCGGCCCATGGCGACGAACATTGCCCGCAAAATCCAAAATGAGGCAGTTCTCTTTGTTTGGTGCGAGGCGCGTGCCCCTGCCGACCATTTGCACATACAGGCCGGCGGATTTGGTGGGGCGCAGGAGCGCAATCAGATCGACACCCGGCGCGTTGAACCCGGTGGTCAGCACGCCCATCGATGCCAGCGCGCGAATTTCACCCCGCTTGAACGCGGCTATAATGGCATCGCGCTCGTCCTTCGGCGTATCGCCGAAGATCGTGCGGCAAGTGATACCCCGGCGCCGGAATTCCTCGGCGACGTGGCGCGCGTGATCCACGCCCGAGCAAAAGGCCAACCAGGATTTACGATCCTTGCCGTAGTCGATGATCTCGGTGACCACCGCGCGGGTGATGGCGTCTTGATCGACTGCTGCTGCGAGATCGCGGGCAATGAAGTCACCGGCGCGGGTGCCGACTTTTGAGACATCAAGCTGGGTGGCGGGTTGTTTTGAAACCAACGGGCTGAGATAGCCCTGATCGATCAGCTTGCGCACCGGGGCCTCAAAGGCGATGTCGGTGAACAGCGCCGATTTGCCCTCATGCAGCATGCCGCTATCCGTCCGGAACGGTGTGGCGGTCAGCCCGATCACCTTCAGCCCCGGGTTGATTGCGCTCAGCGCATCAAGGAAACGCCGATACATGGTGCTGGAGTTGCCCGGGATCAGATGAGCCTCATCGATCAGCACCAGATCGGTATGGCCGATCTCCTGGGCGCGATGGTGGATCGACTGGATGCCGGCGAACAAGACGCGCGCTTGCGCCTCGCGCTTGCCCAGACCCGCTGAATAAATGCCCGCAGGCGCCTCAGGCCAAAGCCCAATCATCTCGGCATGGTTCTGGGCGATCAACTCGCGGACATGGGTCACGATCAGGATGCGCTGATCGGGCCAGGCTTTCAGGACGCCTTCGATGAAGGCAGCCATCACCAGGCTCTTGCCCCCGGCGGTCGGGATCACAATACAACAGTTGCCGGATTTTTTCTCGTAGTATTCGTAAATTGCGGCAATTGCAGCTTTTTGATATGGGCGCAGGGTCAGCATGGCGCGGCCTCCGTGGTACGGGCATCATTTGACCAGGAGGCGCCATCGTTCATGCGGTAGGTGACAATGTCGTCTCCCACATTGATGACCTCACCCGGCACGAGATCGGGGATGAAGAGATGTTTGCAGCAAGCAGCCCGCTGCTCGGCAGGCGCCAGCATTCTGTCATGGCGCGCGCAGTGCCATCCGCCATCGATCGGCGTCGCGTGCAGGCATGAGCGGCAGGTCACGGCGGCCGCACTACCTTCGTGGCAGGCGGCATGGTGATCGCAGAACCGGCATTCAAACCAGGCCGGGTCCTCGCTGATGCGCGCGGGCGGATGCTGGGCAAAGATGACCCGACCAGCCTTTTCGAGCAGGCGTGTGGCCATCGCGCTATCGGCCTCGATGCGCTCGATATGCAGCGTGTCGGTGTTCTTGCAGACCGCCATGTAGAGCGCGCGGGTGATGCCCGTCAGGTGCATGTAGATCTGCATCTGCGCGGCATGCTGGGGCTTCGATGCCACGACGCCTTTGGCAGTCAAATCGGCAAAGCTCTTTGCGCCGTGCGTCTTGAACTCCAGCACATGCCAGGTTTTGGAGGCCTCGAGGAGCCCTATGGCGACCCCGTCCAGCGAGCCGCCAAAATGGCCGCCATGGGCTTTGATGCGTATTTGCCGTCCTGTCTCTGGATCGACTTCCAGCACGGTCGCGCCAGTGGCGCGCAGGTTGCGGACCATACGGTCTTCCTCCTGTTGCCCGGTCTCAAACAAGCGCAGCAGGCGGCCGGAAAAGCGTGACGGCGTCACCCAGCGAAAATCATACCAGAGCGCACGGGCACAGGATTTACCAATGATCGACGCACCAAGGTGATCGCGGAAGCCATCGCCCTGGCGGGCCTCATAATCAGCATAGATCGCCGCCAGCGTCGGCGTGGGTGGTGCGGGAAGATCAGCCATTACAAGCCCTCCCGTTCGCTGCGGGCTTGGGCCTCGGAAAGAATGCCGTTCCATGTCTCGGAGTCATGGCGCTCACGCAGCACGCCGATCAGGGCATCTTTCAGCTTTTCGCGGCGACGGCGGCCGGTGCCTTTTGCTAGCAGTTCTGCCCGTTCGCGGCACAGATGCCGCAGCGCGGTGCGGGCCCGGTGGAACCAGTCGGGGTCGATGGGCTTGTGGCCGCGTTGGCGTGCCAGATCGGCGGTTGCGATCTGCGTGCGGATTTTGGCGATATCGTCGTCGAGGTCGATCAGCCGCCGCTGGTCATCAGGCAAGCCGGGGCTGATCACAGCCCCAAGATTATTCTCGGGGACCGCGTTGTTCAGGTCAGTCATGGGATTATCCTTAGATGGGGTTGGGCGCTGCACCGTCAGTAAGGGATGCGGAGCAGCGCGATTGATCAGCCCTTCTTGTTCCAGGGCGCGGAGGCCATCTTGGGCGGGGCGGAAGCGGCCTGCGTTGAGGGCGGTGCTGCAGGGTCTGCGGCAGGGGCTGCGGCAGGTTTTGCAGCGGCGGCCGGAGCGCCCCCACCTTCGGGCGGCAAATAGGCGATTGCGTTGCTCTCGCCGTAGCCGTTCTTCGGCGGCTTGATCTTCACCTGGATCGTCATCGGAATTAGATGCAACTCCTCGCTGTCGCTGACATGCATCCTGCCCGTTGCATGGCAGATGGCAGACAGCGTGCGCTGCGCGATCTCGACCGTGGTCGGGTTTGGGTTCACCAGGTTCATCTGTTCGAAGATCTTCCGGCCCTTATGCTGGCCGTCCAGAATATCCAGCATCAACCAGAGAAACTGACCCATGCCGTTGCGGGTCACGCGCATCTCGCTCTCGACGATCTGGGCGCGGTATTTGCCTGCGGGCAGCAGCTCGTAGGGTGTGGTGGGTTCAACGCTGGTGGCGTCAAATGACGTATCAAAACGTGCCATGGTCGTGTCCTTTCAAGTGTATCATTGAGATTGGGGCATGGCCGCCATGAACGCCGCCCAGCTAAGCTCGAGCGTGTCCGGCAGGCCGTAACGGTTCTTGGCGAGGAAGGCGGGACGCTCTTCGGTGTGCATGACGCGCGCACCGGACCCGAGCGCCCGGGTCACCTTTTTGTTGAAGCCGACATCGGATTTGGCGACCGAGATCCGATAGTTCGCGAAGAGCACCACATCGGAATGCTCCTGCAGCAGCGCCGAGGCGCGGGTCTGCAGCTTGATCACGTAGCGGTCGTAGGGCTCGTGCTCGGGGCTATCGAACCGCTTGATATCGGTATGGGCAATCTGGATGACCGCCATGCTCTTGCGGTCGCGCAGCGCGTTCAGCTTATCGAGGTATTCGCGCCAGACGATCAGTGCTTCAGCGTAGCCTTTACCAAAGCCAGGCGTTTCGATCGACTGCCAGCCATTGCGTTTGCACGCTTCCGCCCAGATCAGCGGCTCAAGCCAGTCGACGCTGTCAACGACGACTGTGCCATAGTCGTGATCCTCGTCCAGCAAAGCGTCGAGCGCTTCCGCCACCTCGACATAGCTGGTCGCTAGGGGGAAATGTGGCACCTGCAGCTTGCCAAGCCCGTCCTCAGTCATGATGAACACAGGCCGGTCAGCCTCCGCCGCGAAGGTGGATTTGCCGACACCGGCAACGCCGTGCATCAGGATCCGTGGCGGCGTCAGCGCCGTGTTGCTGCGCAGGGATGCGAGAGAAATAGCCATCAGTTTGGGTCTCCATCAGAATTTGTGTCGAAATCAGGCTGCGGATTGCCTGCCGGCGTGGAGGTCACAGCCCCGTAGAGCGCATCGAGCCGGCCAGCCTCAGCGAGGTATGCCAATGCCTCGCGCCGCATGGAGCGCCGCTTTTCTTCGAGCAGAGCGAGGTCAGCCATCGGAGTGCTGGGGTTGGAAGCAGGCGCGTTCATTGCACTGCCTCCCCACCGAGCGCGGTGCCGCCCTTTGCCAGGATGGCGTCAAGACAATCGCCAAAGCTCCAGTCCGGGTTCGCCGCCCAGAACTGATTGGCTTGACGCAGGGCCTCGCGCCATTCGCGCAAAGCAGCACTATCGTTGGCAATTTGCAGGTGGCGGATCTCGATGGCCCGCGCGAATTCGGCGCGGGTCAGCTGGCGTGTCGACACCAGCGTTGTGCCATCAAGGTCCATGGCAACAGCCACCGGTAGTGAAGGACTACCGGCTGACGCCGGTAGCATCATTTAGAGGAATGCAATTCCA